CAAAGATCAGATCAATTTCATGCTGGCTAATAGCAGATGCCCTGTAGAGGGTCGTAAGTCCATGATGGTGATTCTGGAGAATGTCCTGATGGAAACTGGCAACTATCGTGGTTTCAGTTACCTTAGTAAAAATGAGGTTCCAGAAGGTCATCAGTATGGAATCAATCTTGAAGCGTATGGTGAATGTGATACGCCTACCAGTTCAATGCTGTTTGATAACACAGACAGCACTCGTGTTTGCTACAACTGAAAGGAACCGTCATGGATACCATTACTTGTCTCATAATCTTTGGTCCGTTGATTGCTCTGTCAATTGGCATGGCAATCGGTCTGGCTGTTCTCAACTGCATGGAGCATTTCAATGGCTAATAAGGGTCACATTCTCTTGATTGGTGACAATCAAGGTATCTTCATTCCCCAAACTTTTGCTGAACGATATTCAGATAGTTGGAATTTGGGGAATTCTGATGCTCTGGATATTCTTAAGGAAGGACCAGATCATCCTGAGTATTGGGAATCATGGGAATGTGTTTTGAATGAAGCAACTCTCAGAGATAATGATAACAATTATTGGAGATTGTATCAAGACGGTGATGTATGGATGTTCTGCAGTGAACTGATGAAAGATGACGAGTATGAAAACTTGTTTGGTGTAGAAAGAGAGAAAGAAGATGAGAGATATTTTTATTATAAGTGACACTCACTTTGGTCATGAGAACATCTTGACCTTCAAGGATGATGATGGTAATCCTGTACGCACATTTTCTGATGCAGATGAGATGGATGCTCTCATGATTGAGAACTGGAACAAGACGGTAAAGGATGATGATATCGTTTACCATCTTGGTGATGTGTTCTTTGGTAAAGGGCATCAGGTTCTGCCCTTTCTCAAAGGAAGAAAGCGTCTGGTGCTAGGGAATCATGATAATCCCAAGAGCGAACATCTGATAAAAAACTTTCAGAAGATCATGTTGCTGCGTTGGTTTCCTGAGTTTGATTGTGTTCTGACTCATATTCCTATTCATGAGAGTGGGATGTTCAAAGTCTATTACAATGTGCATGGGCATATCCATCAGAAGAAATCCCCTTCTGAACGTTATATAAATTGTTCTGTAGAGGTAATTAATTACACCCCTATGGCAATTGAAGAAGTTATGAAAGGTAAATAAAATGACTTATAAAGATGAAGAATATGTAATTCAAAAATTGATACGTGAATCTGATGGAATCATACAGATGAAACAAGAAATTGATGAAAAAGAAAATGAAATAGTACGTTTAAAAAAAGCAATGGAAAAGGCAGTAGAATGTATTGCTCTTTATGGCGTAAAAAAGATGTGGGAGGCACATGATATTCTTGAGGAAGCACTAGATCATGACTGATGATGAAGCAAAAGAATGGAATAGGGTTTGTTTTGAATTCAACGAAATTGTAGTACAAAACCATCACATGGATTTGCATATTGAAAAGTTAGAAGATAAACTTGATGGACTTGTTCATGCTAATCGCCATTTTATGGATCGTATTGAACAATTAACTTCTGGTGCTGGTGGCATCATGGAAATGAAGCAGACCATTGCTAATAAAGAAGACGAGATTGAACGACTAGGAGCTAATGTCGAACAAATGCAAAAAGACTTAGATTTGGTATTTGAGTATGATAGCAATCTCTTGGATCATTTGAAGGGGTGGAAATGAATTGGAATTGTAGAATTTGTAATGTAGAATTTGTTCGTGATGAAGTCTGTGTCACATGTGGCGCTGAAAAACTTTATGATGCTACTGTCAAAAATTTACAAGAAGATGTAGAGCATTATAAAGAAGATGCTCACTATGCCAATGGTGTTGCTGATCTTGCAATGAAGCATCGTGATGAGGCAGAGGCAAAAGTTGATGATCTTGAGGCTGAGATTGTGCGTCTCAAAGCTAAATGCGACATGCAAGCCAATGTTCTTCGCCGCTTGACACCAGACAAGTTCCCTGATACACTGTTTATTAGTGGGGTTCTTGGTGAGCGAGATTTCAACAACATGCCTCAGAAGCTTCTTGTCGTTCCTGCATATGGCGTAGACTTTAGCTATATCTATGAGCGTACAGAAAAAACAACAGGACCAGAGTGGTAATATGGCTTACAGTACAACAGGCGATCATTTGAATAACGATCTTCTTTTCAAGTTGCTTGAAGATCATGTTAGAAAAGAACTTCGAACAGCATTGACTCCTATGATTAATGAGATTGTTGATAGTTGTATTGATAAGGCTATTGATAATATGGGAGTTACACTACATAGTTATTACGATCATACTGGACTTGGAAATGTAATCAAAATCATTACAGAGAAAAAGTAATGGCTGGTTATCAATCAAAGAAGCTAATGGCTGAAAGTAGGGAGAGTGAAGTGAGATATTCATTGGTAAGAGTGCATGATGGTGTTGGGGATTCTGGACCTATGTGCCAGATACTTGATCCAGAAAATTATCAGGCCATCGAAGGTGAGAACCGCCCCCGTATTGGGTGCGGTATTCGTGTTGGTTCTTTCTATGGACGAACCTATGACTCGCAGGATTGGTGGCAGACTAGTCCTGTGTTGGAGATTCTTGAAGAGAGTGAGGACTACATGAAGTTTAGGACTCGCAATTCAGAATACGTATGGAAGGTATTTTGATATGCCAGTTAAAACAAATGAACTTCCATCACTTGAATATTTAAATGAATGTTTTACTTTTAATATTGATGATGGAACTTTAATTTGGAAAACTCGTCCTGCTTCACATTTTTATAATAATAAATCTAACTCATGGAATGCAAACTATGCTGGAAAAAAAGCTGGTGCCATATCTAAAAAAAGACGCTATATTGAAATTACAATAAAGAGTATACAATATCTTGTTCATAGAATAATATTTAAAATGTTTTATGGATATGATCCAGAATATGTAGACCATATCAACGGCATTACAACAGACAATAGACCTTCAAATTTAAGGTCTGTACCTTTCAAAGAAAATGCAAAAAATAGAAAACTTCGTAAGACAAATAAAACTGGTATTTCTGGAATTGTAATCACCAAACATAACACATTTCAAGTTCTTTTGCTGAATGATGATGGCACTGAATCACGAAAAATATATAAAACATTAGAAGAAGCATCTTATCATAGAAAAGTATGGGAAAAAGAAAATAATTATCACGAAAATCATGGAAGGATTAACAATGAAAATCAAACGTAATGAACTACCATCAGTAGAAATTATCAACGAACTTTTTACTTTAGATGCTGAAACTGGCATATTATATTTTAATGTTCGTGATGAGAAACATTTTAAACGCCCTGCATGGTGTAGCAGTTGGAATAAACGATATGCTAATAAAGCAGTAAAGATGTGTTTAAATAGAAAAGATGGTTATAGAACTGTAAGAATTGATGGAATAAACTATCCTCAACACAGGGTTATCATGAAGATGATAAATGGTGTTGACCCTGATTTTGTAGATCACATCAATGGAGATAGGCAAGATAATAGGGTTTGCAATTTAAGGTCTGTACCTTACGTTGATAACTATAAAAATATGTCAAAGTCTTCTAGAAACAAGAGTGGATATATTGGTGTGAATTATCGTAAAGATGATAATACATGGGAAGCACGAGTTACTGTTAATTATAAAGATGTTGAAAGAAAAAGATTTAAGACAAAAGAAGAAGCAATTGCTCATGTAGCATACCTACATAAAAAATATAATTTTCATCCAAATCATGGAAGAGAAAGAAATGCGGCATGAGAGATATTGCAATAGCAACTGCACAGAATCTATCATATGAGCAAATTGAAGTTTGGTGCAACTCTTTAGATGCATCTGGCTTCGATGGGCTCAAAATTGTTGTTGGTAAGAACTTTACTCGTGAGACTGTTGATAAGATCGTCAGCAAAAAAAACTTCATCGTCAATAGTTATGAGGATGAAAATAACACCAGTGTATATGTGAATAGGTTCTATCAGTACTGGAATATTTTAAACAACTTTTGTCCTGACAATATCAGGTTTGTGATAGCAACAGATATAACTGATGTTTTATTTCAAAAGAATCCTTCCATATGGTTGGAGAAGAATTTGAATATGTATCAAAAGAATGTTATTGTTGCTTCTACTGAGGGTGTAAGATACCAACACGAACCTTGGAACAATCACAACATGTATTCTGCGTTTGGTGCTGATATTCATTCCAAACACAAGGACAATGTTGTTTATAATGCTGGTGTGATGGCTGGTTATTTTGAATATATGAGAGACCTTTTCTTGAATGTTTATTTGGTATCAAAGGGTGCGCCAGCATACGTCGATGGTGGTGGTGGACCAGATCAGGCAGCATATAATATTGTTATCAATTCTGCGCCATATAAAGGTATGGTGAAGTTCTCTCCATTCGCTGATGCATGGGCAGCACAGTTGGGTGTTTCTGGACCATCACAAAGAGAAAAGTATGGGGATAACATTTTAGAGCTTGCATTTACTATGAAAGATGATATGATATGCAATGGTGCTGGTGAACCTTTTACGATTGTTCATCAGTATAATCGTATTCCCGATTGGAAATATATTGGGAACAAATATACAGGAGTGTGAAATGAATATCAAATCTTTCATGGAAAATTATAACTTGCCCTATCATGTGAAAGCAGTTGGTTTTGGGTTTTGCTATATAGCAATAGCATTTGTTTCTCTTTTTATTTTGGGATTTTTGCTTAATATCATCGTTGATGTATTTGGATTGCAATCAATCTTTTTCCTAATAGCATTTTGTTTAATGTATATGTTTGCATGGATGGTTGGTGATATGTATATGACTAATAAAAAGTGGGATGATGAAAGGAAGAGTAGGCAATGATTAATATACTTCTAGCTATTTTATCTAAAACACCAAGACCAGAGACAATAGAAAGTGTCTTTGGTTTGCATGTACCTAATGATTCCAAGTTGAGCATCAAGTTCTTTGATGGTCATAAGACTGATATGTATAATAAGATAGCTCAAGAAGTAATTGATAATTACGACTACGTTTTCTTTGTTGATCAGAACGTCAAGTTTGAACCAGACACACTGGTAAAACTTTTTGATTTCAATGTTGATATTATCAGTGCAACTATTCCTCAGAAGTTGTCTGATAAGTATTTTCTTGAAATGTTTGATGTAAATGGTGAAGCTCTCAGGTTTGAAGATATTTTCAAACAACCCTTGTCTCAGGCAAAGGCTATTCCTATGGTATGTTGTTTGATTAAGAAAGGTGTTTTTGAAACTATCACTGCACCTCACTTTGTTGATATGGAAGGAATTCCATCTGATTACAGGTTCTTTGTAAGGGCAGATGTTGAATATAGTTATGATCTAAATTTTTATGCATTTATTCAGTGTAGTCGAATTGGTGATCATGAATTTAAGATCAAACATATGTCATATGAAGAAGCACGATTCCGTGAACTTTATATGCAAGACTTGCTTCCAGTTTCACACAGAGAATATCTTGCTAAATTGAATAGTGAAGGTTATAAGCCACAAGTCATTTATGATATTGGAGCTTGTGTTCTCCATTGGACAAAGAAGATAAAGGAAACTGTATGGAATGATTCACAGTACTTTTGTTTTGAAGCAATGGAAGAAACTGAATTCTTGTATAAAGAATTTGGTGTTGATGGGTATCATAATGGTGTACTGACTTATGTTGATAACATACCTCTTGATTTTTATAAGAGCATTTATTCTCCCGGTGGTAATTCATATTACTTAGAGAATCAACAAATATCTGGTGGTAATTACTATGGTAATGAAAACAAGTTTCGTGTACGTGGTATGACACTTGATACTGTTAGACACTTTAATAATTTTCCTCTCCCCAATCTTATCAAGATGGATGTACAGGGCGCAGAACTTGATATTATCAGAGGTGCAACTAAGTGTTTGGAACATGCTGATGATCTTATTCTTGAGTTGCAAGATGTTGATTATAACATGGGCGCACCAAAATCCAAGGAAGTTATTGACTATTTGCGTGGAATAGGATATGAACTTGTTGGAACAGGACCCTTCTGTTTAGGTGCATTCGATGCTGACTATCATTTTAAGAGGATTAAATGAACCGTAGAGCATTCTTTAGTTTTCTTCCTGCCGCTCCTATTGGTATGGTGATGGCTGCGGAGGCTATGGCAAAGGCACCACCAACATCAATGGCTCCTGATAAGGCATTGATGACTCTGGCTGCACATAAACCACCACCGCCTCCACCTCCTCCAGTAAAGTATCCACAATGGAATGAATTCTCTGTGAGCATTCCAAAAGAATATGTTGATAGCTATTGTGTTGCTAGTTTCCCTGTAAGTAATAAGTTGGTCATCGGTAAAGGTATGGAAATAGAGGCAGATCATAACTTTGAATCTGAAACCAAAGTAGCCATGTCTGTTGGTAAAGATGGGCATCTTTGGTTGAAGATCAATGATGAATGGAAAAGGATTGTGACAGAATGAAAATCAATACAGAATGTTCATTTCTCAAGTCAGAAATGATTGAGACTATTGAAAAAAAATACAATGCAAAGTATGTTCTTGAATCATGTATCAAAGGTAGCTCTGGTGAATGGTGCAATTTCCCAGCTGCTATATTCTATACAGATGAAGCACATCCTCATGGATCAAATTACTTTGCTATGTACATTCATCCTCATCGTGGTGGGTTAATGATCTCTAATGGGTTCACTGCTTCTGTTCCTACGTATACAGGCGCACTAGTTGAAGATGAGGTTATATATTCACGCTATCGTTGGGATTACCGTCAAAAGAATGATGTTGATGTTGATGGTGGACGAGATTACTTCAAGACCACAGCACATCCAGAAAATTGGGTTAAGTTTAAAATAGTCAAAGACAAACTAGAGATTATTGAGAAGATAAATTTTGGTGATTTTATTGAGGGAGCATAAATAGGATAAACGAGGATTTATTCTATGGCTATTTTATCAAATCAACCAGACAACATTAATTTTCTTTCACCTTTAGGATTCAGGTTCACGCTTGCAAGAGCGCCTAACCTGAATTTTTTTGCTACTGATGTTAATATTCCATCTTTATCTTTTGGATATACTCAAGTTCCTTCACCATTCAAACCAATAGAATTGATTGGTGATCGTCTTGATTATGGTGATCTTCAAGTTACATTTAAAGTAGATGAAGACTTTCAAAATTACTTTGAAATTTATAATTGGTTGACAGGTATCGGGCACCCTGAAAATTTTGAACAATATAGACACTATAGCGTTTCACCAAATGGTGCAAAAGAAAAAATTTATTCTGATGGTACTCTTACTATTATGAATAGTGGAATGGTTCCTAATATAGAAGTTACATTTAAAGACTTGTTTCCTTTTGCATTAAGTGATATAAACTTCACAACAACTGATTCGGATTTAAACTATGTGACTAATACTGTCTCATTCAAATATCAGAATTTTACTATAGCCAAAATATAGGATTTATTATGAAGCTTGATGATATCCACGATATGTGGGGTGAAGATTGTGACATTGATCGTACTGAACTTGGAAATGAAAGTTTAAAACTTCCTAAGATGCATAGTAAGTATCTTCGTATTTTCTCAGACGAAAATATGTTATTAAAAAAACTTGAACAAGATCGTAAGCAATTTATTAAGTTGAAATATGATTATTATCGTGGTATAATGCCATCAGAAGAATTAAAGGAACATGGATGGCAACCATTTCAGCTGAATGTGTTGAAGTCAGATGTTCCTATGCATATTGAATCAGATCAAGATATCATCAATCTCAATTTGAAAATTGCTATGCAACAAGAAAAAGTAGATGTACTTGAATCAATTATTAAATCAATTAAAGACAGAGGATTTCAAATTAAGAATGCAATTGAATTTGAAAAATTTAAAGTAGGTGCGTGACAAGTTATATGTCACCAAAGTAAATGAAGTATATGCTAGAGTAACATGTGATCCATCTGTTGCACAGGAACTTTGTGATCATTTTACATTCACAGTTCCTGGAGCTAAATTCATTCCAGCCGTTCGTAATAAATTTTGGGATGGTAAGATAAGACTCTACAACACAATGACTGCGTTGTTGTATTTTGGTTTGATAAAAGAAGTATCTGA